CACGTGTCAGCTTAGCTTGCATATGTTTGTACTCTTGCTCCCGACGCCTTATTTTACCCATCTCAGCGTCAGAAAGGACGACAAAGCCGTCAGTCATACCAGCTTGTGGCGAGCTGGCATTTGCTTGTTTCCCGTTTCGTTTTCCAGTCTTTGAACTCATTTACGAAATTTAAGAAACTACCAGTTTAACGTCCTGGCAGACAATTTAGCTGGCAATCCGGTGTCGCTACTCACCGTTAACCCATTGCTATGTCCATCACCTACATCTTTTTGTTAGGAAAAAGGCAAAAACCTGTGATGATAAACGCACAACGAGCGTTGCTTGAACTTTAGCTGGAAGGGCGGTGTCGCTACTCACCGTGCCAGCCGCTGAACAACCACCTTAACAATCATTCAACGACTGGTATCCTGCCCAGTTGCCAGTTTAAAGTCCTGGCAGACTACATTACCATCCACAATACCAGCTCTGCTCCTTCGTTCCCCAGCCAACATCAAGTGGCTGACGGAGGTCGGGAAAGGGAATATTGCGCTCCAACTCCAACTGTCTAGAAGGAGATATCCCAAACGCAACATAATAATCCTCACGACTCTCCATCGACACCTCTATCGGCGCGAACTTTTCCAACAACCTATTACTAATATGATTGTGGTCAACAGACGCATTTAATGCGGACGGCAATTCGAGGTCCGGTATCAACTCAGCATCCTTGATGAATCCAAGCTCCTCCAGATACGCTTTAAGTGCACGGTAGACACTCAGAGACGTATCCTTTAACTTGAAAGGCTTAGCACCATTCGCCATGCAAAATTGCATCGTACCTCTAGCCCAGGTTTGGATGACTGGCACACCACGGCCCAAAACCGCTTCACCTAAAGCCACCATATAAAGGTGGGACAATCTATTCACATGATTGCCGGCAAGCCTAGGATTAACATAAGCTTTCCCAATAATGTTCCACGGCTTACGAGCCATTATCCACTGCCCATTCACTCTGATTGGAGAACACTGACACCAAGTAATCTTCCTAAAATCATCAGTGACCGCTTCAATCGTAACGTTATGTCCCGCTTGGTGAAAAACGTGCATGATGCGCTCACTAACGAACTTAAAGTCACTACGCTCATTAATAACAACGCAATCATCACCATCCACATTCGGATCAAAACGTACGAGCCAACGTCCACCGACGAAATCAAAGAAAGCTATCAGCAGAATCAGTATGAACAGCAAACAATTACCACCTCCAGTATTAATGTCGCCACTACAACGACGACCTGTAAACCAGTACAGTATTATCCAGCCCTTATTCCTGTACATTCCATAGGAGCACGCTTGAACAAGCAGCATCCACAGACACTCACTGTCCCAAAAGCACATGAACACAAATACTGCTTCCATGAACAACTGCCATGCAGACACCTGCCTGTCCCACTTGCTACCGTCAATGCAAAAGGCATAAGGATCGTCATACCTTTCCCAAGCGGCTCTAAGCATTGCTGCCCTCTCAACCAACGACTTTCCCTTACCTATCCACTGACCGCCTGGACCCCCAGGTGGCAGACCGAAATCCTGATAGGTAGTACGCAAAAGCCAATGTTCGAAAGGCAAGAGCCACTGGGAGGCAAACACAAACCATACCCAATCTCTGAAGTTAATTATACGTGGTATTCGTTCCGTCCATTTCTTCCAACCCACAAATGAAAGCAACCACTGCGTCAACCCTGGTGCTTCATAGAGCAGTTCTTGGACTGGGTCATCACCCAAATAATTCTCGTCCTTAGCGAAGCAACTAAGCCTGGAATGCTTCTCTGTTACGCCGAACTTCCTAAAGTCAACATTGGCTTTAGTATATCGACGACCTTTCTCGGACGAGAGACCCGCCTTCCACGCTAAGGTCATGGGATGACACTTAGCTAACAGTGGTAGGCGGCCAGCAAAATACGCCAACAAGACACAGACCTGGCTAACAAACCAGTCACTGGAGTCATGTGTCTTTAAAACAAAACGGTGGAGAAGCCCGTGCAGAACATTGTGACCACAACTAGCCAATCGGTAATACTCACCAAATAGTGTCGTCATAGCCACGCCGTACCTAGCATGAGCCCCACAACCATGCTCAATTCCACGCCGCAAAAGCTGAACCCTAGCACCAATGCCATCCCAATAGGTGCCTTCAGGACATTCAGCTAACTCCTTTCCCAAGGGAGTACACAGCGGGCGAGCATAGAGCCACCGTCACTCTTGCAAACCGCGGACAGTACTATTATTGTACTCCCTCGCCCCTGAGCCGCCATCATACTTGGCAGCTAGTAGGGCCCACTGCGGATTAGCAAGAATAAACGTT